CGGTTCTTTCGGGTGGACGGGGTGGTGCCGCAGATCGGCGTCGGCACAGCGCAGCCGGTGCGCGAGGCTGCCTATCTGGCACGTCTGCTGGGGGAAAAGCTCGACACGGTCGATCCGGGCTTCGGCGTAGAGGCGATGACGCTGGAAGCCGATGACGTGGTCCCGATGCCGGCGCCGCAGCTATCGTCGCTGGCCGCGCCGGACGGAGTGGGGCAGTTGGCGACGACGGTGGACCGCCTGGCCAACCGGCTTGGCCCCGAGCGCGTCTGGCGTGCCGCCCCGCACGCCAGTCATGTGCCGGAGCGCGCGGTGCAGCGCGTCCCGCCCCTGCTGGCTGCGCAGCCTGCCTGGGTCGCCGATCCCAAGCTGCCGCGGCCGATCCGCCTGCTGCGCCGGCCGGAGCCGATCGAGGCCACCGCACCCGTGCCGGACGACCCGCCGATCATCTTCCGCTGGCGCGGTGCCCCGCATCGCGTGCGCGCCGCCGCCGGTCCCGAGCGCATCGCCGCCGAGTGGTGGCGCCGCCAGCCGGGCGGGGCGCGGCCGGAGACCGATCTGGTTCGCGACTATTACCGCGTGGAAGACACCGAGGGCGCGCGGTTCTGGATCTTCCGTGCCGGTCTCTACCGCAGCGGGGAGACCCCGCGCTGGTACATGCACGGCCTGTTCGCATGACCCGTAGCGTAGCGTCGTACGCAGAGCTTCAGGTTGCCAGCGCCTTCTCCTTCCTGCGCGGTGCCTCGCGGGCGGAGGAACTGGCGGCCATGGCCGCAGTGCTTGGGCTGGGCGCGATCGGCATCACCGACCGCAACACCGTGGCCGGCGTGGTGCGCATGCACGATGCGGCGCGTCAGGTCGGCATCCGCCTGGTGCTCGGCGCGCGACTGGTCTTCCAGGACAGCACGCCGGATTTGCTGTGCTATCCGCAGGATCGTGCCGCCTGGGGGCGCCTGACGCGCCTGCTGACCTTGGGCAAGCGGCGCGTGCCGAATGGCGATACCGGCGAGGCGGCGAAGGCCACCAACCGCTGTTTCCTGGCCTACGACGATCTGTTGGCGCATGGCGAGGGCCAGATTGTGCTGGCGGTGCCGCCGGCTCGGCCGGATGCGGCCTTCCGCACAAACATCCAGCGCATTGCAGGGGATTTTCGCGACCGCGCCTATCTCGCCGCCAGCCGCCGCTACCGTGCGGACGACGCTCGCCGGCTGCGCGCGCTGGCCGACTTGCCGTTGCCGATGGTCGCCACCAACGACGTGCTGTACCACGCCCCGGAGCGAAGATCGCTGCAGGACGTGATGACCTGCATCCGGCTCGGCTGCCGCATCGACGAAGCGGGGCTGGCGCTGCAGCCCAACGCCGAGCGCCACCTCAAGGCGCCCGCCGAGATGGCGCGGCTGTTCAAGGATTTTCCCGCCGCCATTGCGCGCACGCAGGAGATCGTCGCGCGCTGCGGGTTTTCGCTGGACGAGATTGCCTACGAATACCCGGACGAGCCGGTCCCGCCCGGCCTGACCCCTGACGAGCACCTGGCCAACCTGACATGGGAGGGTGCCGCCGCGCGCTATCCCGCCGGCATCCCAGCCGCTGTGCGCGGGACGCTGGACAAGGAGCTGCGCCTGATCGGCCAGTTCGGCTACGCGCGCTATTTCCTGACGGTGCACGACATCGTGCGCTTTGCCCGCAGCCAGGAAATCCTGTGCCAGGGACGTGGGTCGGCGGCAAATTCCGCTGTGTGCTACTGCCTCGGCGTCACGGCGGTCGATCCGACCAAGATCAACCTGCTGTTCGAACGGTTCATCTCCGCCGAGCGGCGCGAGCCACCCGACATCGATGTCGATTTCGAACACGAACGGCGCGAGGAGGTCATCCAGTACATCTATCGCCGCTACGGCCGCCACCGCGCCGCCATTGCCGCCACCGTGATCCACTACCGGCCGAAAAGCGCCATCCGCGAAGTGGGCAAGGCGCTTGGCCTGACCGAGGACGTAACGGCGGCGCTTGCCGCACAATCCTGGCACGCGGGAGACGAACTGTGGTCGGACGACAGCCTGGTGGAAATCGGGCTGGACCCCGCAAGCCCCGTGATCCGCCGCACGGTCGGTCTGGCCCGCGACCTGGTCGGCTTTCCGCGTCACCTGTCGCAGCATGTCGGCGGCTTCGTGCTGACGCGCGGCCGGCTGGACGAGACCGTGCCGATCGGCAACGCCGCCATGGACGAGCGCAGCTTCATCGAATGGGACAAGGACGACATCGACACGCTCGGCCTGATGAAGGTCGATGTGCTGGCGCTCGGGATGCTGACCTGCGTGCGCAAGGCGTTTGCGCTGCTCGGCGTCACCGATCTGGCCGAGATCCCGCAGGACGATCCCGTCGTCTACACGATGTTATCGCGCGGCGATTCGATCGGCGTGTTCCAGGTGGAATCGCGTGCGCAGATCAACATGCTGCCGCGGATGCAGCCGCGCGAATTCTACGACCTGGTGATCGAGGTGGCGATCGTGCGCCCCGGTCCGATCCAGGGCGACATGGTGCATCCCTATCTGCGCCGGCGCCAAGGTCTGGAAGAGGTCTTTCTCCCGTCGCCGTCACCGGAGCACGGGCCGCCCGATGAGCTGGAACGCGTGCTCGGCAAGACGCTCGGCGTGCCGCTGTTCCAGGAGCAGGCGATGCGGATCGCCATCGAGGCCGCGCGGTTCACGCCCGAGGAAGCCAACCAGCTCCGCCGCGCCATGGCGACGTTTCGCCACGTCGGCACCATCCATCGCTTCTTCGCCAAGATGGTGGAGGGCATGGTGGCGCGCGGCTACGAGCGCGACTTCGCCGAACGCTGCTTCCGCCAGATCGAGGGTTTTGGCACGTATGGCTTCCCGGAAAGCCACGCTGCCAGTTTTGCTCTGCTGGTCTATATCTCGGCCTGGCTGAAGTGCCACCATCCGGCGGCGTTCGCCTGCGCGCTGCTCAATTCGCAGCCGATGGGGTTCTACGCGCCGGCGCAGATCGTGCGGGACGCGCGGGACCATGGCGTAACCGTGCGCGGCATCGACGTTTGCGCGAGCTTGTGGGATTGCACGATGGAGGACGGGGGGACGCTGCGGCTCGGGTTCCGTCTGATATCGGGCTTCCGCCAGGACTGGGCGGACCTTTTGGTCAAGGATCGTGCTGGTAGTTTTGCCGATCTGGCGCGCTGGGGGTTGCCGCATGCGGCGCTGGTTGCCTTGGCGGACGCCGATGCGATGCGCAGCCTGGGGCTGGATCGGCGGGAGGCGCTCTGGCAAGTGCGTGGCCTGTCGGCTGCACTGCCCTTGTTTGCCCACCAGCCGGTTGCGGTAAAACCCGCGTCGCTGCCGTTGATGACGCAGGGCGAGCACGTCATCGCCGATTACCAGACCGCCGGCCTGTCGCTGAAGGCGCACCCGATGCGCTTCCTGCGCGCGCAGTTTTCCCGCGAAGGCGTGCTGAGCTGCGCCGAAGCGACGGCGGGGCGCGACGGCACCGCGGTTGCCGTTGCCGGTGTGGTGCTGGTGCGCCAGCGCCCGGGCAACGGCAACGTCGTGTTCTGCACCATCGAGGACGAGACCGGCATCGCCAACATCGTCGTCTGGTCCAGCATGCTGGAGCAGTTCCGCCGTGCGATCCTCGGCAGTTCGTTGTTGCTGGTGCGGGGCAAGCTGCAGCGCAGTCCGGAAGGGATTGTGCACGTCATCGCCGAGCAGCTTGAGGATCGCAGCGCCGCGATGGCCGGCATCATCGAGGACGCACCCGTCCTGACGATTGCCACGCCAGCCGATGAGATGCCGCGTCCCCGCGCACCGCGCCACCCGCGCGCCGAGCGGGTCGTTCCGCGCTCGCGCGATTTTCGCTAGGTACCGGCAGGATCGGAAAGTCGGGCTAGCTGCCCGCGGAGGACCCCACGGAGGATGACGCGTCTCGTCCGGCGACGATCCTGGCGAAGTGCTCGTCTTTTCGTGCCGATCCGGCGCTGCTGCCGACCCAATAGGACACGACCGATGTTGCCATCGCCGCCAGCGAGCCCAGCAGCATCGTCAGGACTGTTTCGCTCCCGCTCGGCATGGTGCGCGTGATGGCCACCGTCATGACAATTGCGAATGTTACCAGGACCACGACAGACACCAGCGGCGCTCCGAATGCGATCGGCGACTTTGCCAGGGCCAGGGCAACCGTCTGGGCGCGTGCACTCGCCGTATCGGCCAGCATTGCCTGCAACTGGTCCAACTCGGTCTTGTGCGCATCGGCCTCCGCGGCCGCCGCGATCTGCGCAAGCTGCGTGCGCATCTGTACCGCAAGCTCCGGCTTGCCGGCCAAGGCGGCTTGCGCGGCGGCTGCGCCGTTCGGGGCATTGACGTCAACCCCGGTGACCACCTGCACCGCCTGCGCCACGGCGGCGGTGGTTTTCTCAGCCTTGTCGCCGAACAGCCACTTGGCGATCTCCGGCGCGATCGAGATTGCCAGCGGGATCAATGGCAGCATTGCGTGCTCCGTTTGCGGCGGGGGTGATGGAAGGGCGACGCGACACAGCATCCCATTATTGAGACGAAACGTTGTTCGGGGGATGTAGGGCGGATAAGCGAAGCGCCATCCGCCATTGCAGCCAGCCGCACCGCATCGGCGGATGGCGCTTCGCTTATCCGCCCTACTTGCCAATGGATCTGTTCAGATCAGCAGCGCGAATGTAACACCTACAACAAACCCGGTCGCCGCCACGATTAGTAGCAGCTTGTTCCTGGCAACGACGTTTTCGGCCTTGCCCACCTCCGCCGAGGCCGACCGCCCAAGCATGTCAGCCTGCGCGACGGCCGCTGCATGGGCGGCAACAATGGCACACTTCACGGGATCAGCCATGAGTCTGGTCTCCCTCGGTCATGGTCAGCGATTGATAGGGCAGGGAGCAGAGCCGGCGGGCCCAGCCCAGGCCGAAGGTCCGCCAGGTGGGCAGCGACGCCATGAAGGACAGCCGCCGGGCGAGGAACTCGGCGCATAGCGCCGCGCCGCCCTGCGTCTGTGCCGCGCGCTGCACGGCCTTTGCGGTCGCCGGCCCGATGACGCCATCGGGCTCGGCACCTGCTGCCTGCTGCAACCACTCCGTGGCACGTGCAATGCCGTTGTTGACCGCGGCGTCGAACACGAGCAGCGCCAGCGGCGGCGGCAGCGAGTCCCCCATGATGCGATTCCAAAAGTCGCGCCGATAGATATCGGCGGCCTGATCGACCGTCAGGTTGGCGATGTCGATGTCCGGATACGCCGCCGCGCTGATACCGTATTTGGTGCCGCGGCAGGTTCCCTGGCCCGGTCGGCCGCCGGTCCAGTTGCCTGGATCGGCCTGGTCCAACGACAGGCCGCCTTCGTGACCCACAAGCAGGGCGAAGGCACTCTCGAATGTCGACATGGCGGCGATCAGTAGCCGAGGGTCAGACGCGTCGCCTGGTCCGGCGCGTCTCCGCTCTGATCAGCCAGTACGAAGTGAACGTCGGGGAACTGGACCACATGCCGGCGCAGCGGAGTCGCATCGTACTCGACTGTAACGCGATAAAGATAGGCACCCGGCGGCAGCGAGTGTGGCACGTCGATCTCAACAGTCATGTCGTGGCAGCCTCTCTGCATCGTGGTCATGATATCGGGCAGACCAAACACCACCCCGTCCTGAAACTCGCGATGGACGCGCAGTGTCACGTCATAGTTAAGGCAGAACTTGCGCTGCACCAGGAGGGGCTGGCCGGGCGCAAGGGCCTCGTCGATCGCCGCGTTCTGCAGCACGCCGCTGAACGCGGGCGGGGCATAAGCAAGCCAGTACAAAACGAGTCCGATCATCATCCAGACCATGATCAAGGCCAGCGCCGTCGGCAGGACTTCAAGATAGCTCGGCTTCTTTTTCATGGAGGGCCTCGTCAGAGTTTTAGTGGAGCAGGCGCGGCGCGCTCGACAGCACGCCGGCTACAAGGGCGGTGAGCACGGCCGCCAGCGTCGTGCTGACGATGCCGTAGACCATCCATTTTACCGGCTCGAACTCGGCGGAGAGGACCATCTGCCTGATTTTGTCTTCAAGCGCGCCGATGCGGGTCCTGCTCACCGCATCCTGCAGCTCGCAGGCTGCGACGCGCCTGATCGCCTCCTCCTGCGCCGAACGCAGTTGGGCGACCTGCACGTTGATCGGGCAGTCGATTGGCTCATGCACCGGTAATCTCCGAAGGGGACGATCCGACCTCGGTCGGAAGGTCAGGTGTGCAGAACGATCGGCACTGTCGTGGCGGCGAGCGGACAGTCGAGCACCCAGGCGCTGCCGAGATCGCCCCCGATGTTCCAGCCCGGCGGGCTTGGCAAAGCCGAGAAATTATCGGTCACGACGTTGCCGCGACCGATAAAGCCATGGCCGTAGGGGTAGAACAGCAGGCATTCCGTGGCCGGGTTCACCAGCGGGCTGGCCAGCGTGATCTGCAGATGCGTGGCGTCCACCCTGATGCAGGCGACGGCCGTCCGGACCGTGCCCGGCGAGGCGACGGACCCGCCATCCATGACGGCAAAGCCCGCTCCGTGCGCGGCGAGCAACGGTACGCGCAGATCGGTGCCGGCGTCGTGGACCACGGTCAGTAGCACGGTGGTCGGGCTGGTATACTGTGCGCTCGCGATGCGCGGGCCACCTGCTGCGGGCACGCCAACGGGAATGGCAGCAATCGAATCGCCCCCGCGCGACGACAGGATTGCGCGCGCCACCACCGGCGCCGCGAGCCGGGCAAAGCCTATATTGTCGATGCTGTCGAGGTGATTGTAATCGCCGCCGGACCACGTTCCGTCACCGTTCGGCGCCGCGCCGCGGGGCAGCGCGCCCGCGGTCATCGGCAGGCCGATCGCCACGTTCTGCGTGGCGTCAGCCGCAAGCGCCGCCACCGCCTCCCGGTGCATCTGTGTGCCGTTATCGGTGCCGGAGCCGAATGGCATGGCGTTCCACCAGATCAGCGGCAAGGAGCCGGCGGTTGCGCCTGGCACCATGCCGCGCTCCAGCGCCAGCCATCGCCTGGCCGCCGCTTCGAATGTCGCCTTCTCGGTGTAGGCGCGCGTGCTGTCGGTTTCCGACCACCACCAGACGATCGCATCGCAATCGGCCAGATCCGGGGCGGACTGCGCGGACATGAAGGTCTGCACCCATTGCCCGTCGGCACCCTCGGCCCAGGTGGATGGGTCGCTGCCATCGCCGGGGTTGTGCACGAAGTCACCCGCATAGGGCGGGGCCGCATAGATGCCGTGACCGCCGACCTCGGTGGCGCTGCCTACTGCGTTCGAGGCGAACATGCCCCAGGCAAGCGCGCCCAGGTACCAGGCCACGCCCTGCGCCAGCAGCATCCCGGCGCCGTCGGAAAGCGTGGCGTACACCGCGTTGGACTGCCCGGTGAACAGAAGCACAACCCCCTTGCGCGGGCCGCGGGTCCAGCGCGCCGCCGCGGTCAGCAGCGTGGCGATGTCGGCGCCGGTCAGCGCTCGTTCCCAACTCGCCGCTTCATGAAACCAACATTGCGCGGCGCCGTTCGACGTGCCGTCATGCAGGAACAGCAATGACGCGGCGGCGGAACCGATCGGGTTCGCGGCTCCGGTGGCAACCTGCGTTCCGTCGAGCCACACATCCACGCCGGCGCCCGGCGTGTTGCGCAGGATAACCGAGTGCGTGTGCCGGCGCGTCAGGCTGGACGTGAGCACGGTTTGCTGCGCGCCCGGGAACAGGATCAGGCGGTTGCTGCCGCCAGCGCTGTCCGCCTGCAGCACCACGATGCTGCCGCTGGTCAGCAGGGCGACCGGCTCGGAATCCTTGCCGCTCGACTGCCGCCAGTTGGGGCGCGACCAGACCAGGAACCGCGTCCATGCCTGCCCCGAGGCCATCGAAATCCCGGACACGCGAAACCCCAGGTCGGGATCGAGCGAGGGCGTCCAGGTGCCGCCGGCGACGGTGGCGCCGAGTCCGCCCAGCAACCCGGACAGACGCGGCGTCGCCGTGGCGTTCTGTCCGCTGCCGGCCGCGCGGTACACCGTCATCGGCCGTCCGCCGCCGCTGTTGTCCGTCAGGCTCCCGACCGTGCTGTTCCAGGCCGGGATCGCGTTGCCGTTGGCATCAAGCATGCCCCCGTACGAGCTGGCATCCCACCAACCCGACAGACCGGCGATGCCGGACGCGCTCGGGCCGGAGCCGGTAGCCGAACCGCCGCCGGCCCCGGCGAGCCGTTGCCAGAGCGCGACGGCGCCATTCCCGGCAAGGGCCATCGCTCTGCCGGGTGCGACGAGTGCCACGGACATGCAAATCCCCCGCTCAGGTGAAGGTGAAGGCGCTGGGGAACACGCAGGCCGCCACTACGTTGGCTCCCACGTCCTTGGCGATCGCCCACAGGAAGTAGTTGCCAGGCGTGCCGGGTCCGTTGACGTAGGCGCCCCAGTAGTTGTGTCCGTTGTTGCTGAACTGGGCGCCCGGTTGCTGGGACGAGGTCGGTGAGATTGTGTTGCTGGCGGACCAGACGAACGCCACACTGACCGGCACGGCATGGCCGCCGTCGGTCGAGGCGCTGTTGTCGTTCGCGTTTACGCCGATACCGCTGGCTGTCGAGGTCCAGGTCGAACCCGTTGCGGGTAGCCATCCGGGTGTCAGCACGTAGTTGCTGGCTGCCGCCGTGGCGACGCTGGACAGCGTGGCCGCCGTCCCGGTGCCCGCTGCATTCGTTGCATACACCTGGAAGTCGTATGTCGCGCCGGGAGTCAAACCAGTCACGGTGAAAGTGGTCGCAGTCACTGCGCTGCTCGCCGTGGTCCAGGACGCGGCGCCGTGCAGACGACACTGCACCGTATAGCCGGCGACCGCGCCGCCTCCGGCAGGAGCCGTCCAGGACAACGGCACGGTACTGGTGGTTGCCGCACCGGCGGTCAGGGTGGTGATGGCGCCAGGCGCTGCAAGCGCGGTGGTGGCGGTGACGACGGCGGAGGCCGGACCGCTGCCGCCCGTATTGCTCGCGATCACTTCGAAGTCGTAGCTTGTGCTCGAGGTCAGGCCGGCAACAGTGTAGCTGGTACCGGTGGCGTTGCTGGTCGCCGTGGTCCAGGCGGTCTGTCCCGTCACACGAACCTTCACCGTGTAGCCGGATGGCGCGCCGCCGGCTCCAGGCGCAGTCCAGGCGAGCGGAACGGACACAGCGGAAGCGGTGCCCGCGGTGAGGCCGGTGACCTGGCCTGGCGGCGCCATCGGAGTCGTTGCACTGATGACGGGCGAAGCAGGGCCGGCGCCTGCCGCGTTCGTGGCGATGACCTGGAAATCGTACTGCGTCGATGCCGATAGGCTGGTGACGGTGTACGACGCGGTGGCGACGCCCGTTTGCGCCATAATCCAATTCCCCGTGCCATGCGCACAATACTGCACGGTGTAGCCAGCGGCGGCCCCTCCGCCACTCGGCGCGGTCCAGGACAGCGCCACGCTGCTGCTGGTGAGCGTGCCGGCCGACAAGCCCATTGGCTGGCCCGGCGGCAGCGTCGCAGGCGCTGCGGTGGTGGTGCTGACCACGGAAGATGCTGGGCCGCTGCCTGTCGCGTTGGTCGCGATGACCTCGAAATCGTAGCCGGTGCTGGCCGACAGCCCGACGACGGCAAAGGTCAAGCCGGGTACGGCCGTCGCCGCCGCGGCCCAGGCACTGGTCCCGGTCACACGGTAGTTGACCGTGTAGCCGGAAGCCGGGCCACCGGCGCCCGGCGCTGTCCAGGACAGCGGCACGCTACTGCTCGTGACCGTACCGATCGTGAGGGCGGTAACCTGCCCCGGAACCGGCAACACCATGCCCCCGCTGATCGCTGCGAACACGATGGTGCCGCCGGAATAGGCGCCGGCGCTGACCTCGGCGAGCTGGTTGGCTTGCAGTATCGACGACCCGCTGGAAGTGGTCATGCCCCCCAAGGTGACGTTGCCGACCGATACGTTCAGGACGCGGCAGGTGAAACCCGTCGTGACGCCAATACCTGCCGTGACGGAGACGGGCTGTGAGCAAATCAGCAGATGGCCGGCAAGCGTCGCGTCCAATGTCAGGTTGGCCGTCACTTCGGTGACGGGCGCCTGGTATCCGGGAAGCTTGGCGGCGATCCAGGTCCATAGCGCTGACAGCGTCTGCACCCGCAGCGTGCTGCTGCCTTGGCCCACCCAGAATGCATCGGTGTCGCTCGCCGGTGCCGCCGCGGCGCCCTGGTCGATCGTTTCAGCGTTCAGCAGGTTCGCCAGTGTGATGGAATGGTCCGCACCGGCATGGCTGATGCCCACGAGGTCGGTCGCAGCCATCGTGGTGACCGCCGGCGCCTGCGTGATGCTGGTGCTGGATCCGGCCGCCCCCTGCGGACCCGTCGCGCCGGGCTGCCCGGCTTGCCCGGCTGGCCCTTGCGGACCCCGCAGATTGGTGCCGGTGTCGGTCCAGGCGGCAGCTTCCTTGGCAAACACCTTGCCGGTTGTCGCATTGAGGTAGCTGTCGCCATTCTTGCCGATGCCGGGCGCCGGATCGGCCGCGCCGACCAGGAAGCTCGGCTCGGTCGCACCGGTGCCGGTGGCGGCAATGATGCCGGTAGGATCGATCGTAATATTCTGCCCAGCCGAGAACAGACCGCGCAGCAAGCCAAGATCCAGCAGCTTGGGAGCGCCTGCGCTGTTGAGGACAACCTGGTCGGTGGTCTCGAGTGTCGGCTGAGGCGCGAACGCGGCGTGATCTGCCCCGTTCGCGCACAGCGTCGTTGCGTTGATGGCCAACCCGGTCCCGACCGAGACGGGTTCGGGGCCACCAGGCCCCATGCTTGTGCGCCCGAGCAGCGTGCCCTGGTCGGTGATTATGGCGGGTTGGGTGCCGGCAAGTAGCGAGCCGACGCTGACTGACCTGGCGCTGCCCCCTTGGCTGAGCGGTACCTCATCGGCGGCATTGGCCTGGGCCGCGGCCGGAAGCTGCGAGATTGTCGGCATTGCGTGAATCCGTACAAGAGAGAAGAGGGGAACGGACCGCCTGGCCGCAGGGCCGTATCGTCAGGCCAGAACCTGAGTGCCGCCGCAGACCGATATCCAGTGAGCGCCGTCGTAGAAGACCTCGACGCCAGTTCCCGCCGCGGCGGCCTCGCTCGGCTTGCGTCCGTTGCTGGCGAATGCCTTGGCACCTGCAACCGCGGTCGGGAGAGCGGCGACCGTGTAACTGGGCAGCACCGGCGGCGCCGCGAATCGCGGGTTGACGAGATTGGCGCGGAAGACCTCGCGCCAGGCGCCACTGCCATCCGCAACGATGTGGTAGCGGTCGTTCTGATGCAGAACCACGGGCGGGCAGTCGATCGTATCGGACCCAGCGGGGGCGATGGTGGCAGCCGCCGTGCCCAGAACGGAGAACGTGAAGCCTGAACCGGGAGCCATCGAGCTGGCAGCGGGCAGCGTGATCGTATAAGCTGATCCACTGCCCGCCAGAAAGACGATGTTGCCGGCTGCGGAACTGGTGAGCGTCGTAGTTCCGGCGCAGACCGTCTGCCAGCCGACCGCGATACCCTTGCCGACGATGCATGATTGGGTAGCCGCAGACCAGCGAAGCGAATTGGTCGTGTTGTCGAACGCCAGCCGATAGCTATTGGTCGGTTCGAAGGCAATCGCATGACCGGCGGCCATTTTAATCGCCGCGGCGCCGGTCATCTGCTGGGCGGCGGTCGTATCCAGCACCGCTGTCGAGAACGGAATCGCGACGCGGAACACGCTGTAAGCATAGCCTGAGGAGCCGGCCGCGAGATAAGCCCCAATGATGGTCGAAATCTGGACGGGGCTGCCGGTAGAACTGGCCTGGCCGACAACCAGGGACTGTATTGCTCGGTTATTTGCATCGTCGGCGCCGTTGCCGTACCAATCCATTTCGATGGTCAGCGCAGCGTTCACCGCACTTGAGGGCTGACCGGTGGTGTCCCGGTATTCAAGGCAGGCTGCCCACAACTGTGGCTGGGGCTGGCCGGTCGTCGTGGCTTGGCGGATCGTCTGGATGTAGCGCCCGACGTGCTGTGCCGGCGTCGCCGAGGACCCTGTCTGCGTGCCGCACCAGAGCAGGCGGTCCAGGCCGCCCCAAATGTAATTGTTGGGAGCACCGTAGATGATCGTGTCGGTGCGATCGTTGCAACTGACATAACCGGCCGTGCCGCCGCTGTGATTCGCGACGTATGCGGCATGTCGCACGGCGAAGTCGGTAGGCTGCGAGCCGCACCGGCTGGCTTCGGAACTGACGCTGCTATTTCCGACAACGATGCCGGGCAAAAAATTCGCGGCGGGGGTGCCTCCGGAGATTGCGCTCGCCAGCGAGGTTCCGTCCGGCAGCGTCGTTCCATCAACGGCCCACTTTACCAGCTTGGTAAGCGAGATGCCCCACGTGTTTGGATTCTGCAGCACCGTCACGCCGTTTGGCACGAAGATCACCGAGCCGGCGGGGGCCGCCTGATAGGCTGCCTTGAATGCCGCCGTATCATCGGTCGTGCCGTCGAGCTTCGCGCTGTACGGCGCGGACTTGACGTTGATTTCTCCCGTCGTAGCGCCGCCGGCGGCATCGACGTATTGTTTCGTTGCTGCCTGCAGGGCGGACGTGGGATTGGCTGGCAAAGTCAGCGCGCCGGTCAGCGTCCCGCCGCCGAGTGGCAAGGCGGTCGCGACCTGTGCGTCCACATAGTGTTTGGTGGCGGCCTGGCTCGCAGCGGTGGGGTCGCTGGCCAGCGTCAAGACGCCCGTCAGCGTGCCGCCGCTCAGCGGCACCGCGGCGGCCACCTGGGTGTCCACATAGTGCTTGGTGGCGGCCTGGCTCGCTGCGGTAGGGTCGCTGGCCAGCGACAAAGCACCTGTCAGCGTGCCGCCGCCGAGCGGCAATGCGGTCGCAACCTGACCATCGACATAGTGCTTGGTGGCGGCCTGGCTTGCCGCGGCAGGGTCGCTGGCAAGCATCAAGGCGCCCGCCAGCGTGCCGCCGTTCAGCGGCAAGGCGGTGGCCACCTGCGTATCCACATAGCGCTTCGTGGCCGCTTGGGTGGAGGCGGTCGGATCGCTCGCGAGGGTCAGGACGCCGGTCAGCGCGCCGCCGCTCTTGGGTAGCGCCGTGCCGAGCTGGGTATCGACATAGTTCTTGGTGGCGGCCTGCGACGCCGCGGTCGGATCCGCCGCGAGCATCAGCGGTCCGGTCAGGGCATCGCCACTGCGCAGCACGCGCGCATCCGCGTATTGCTTGGTTGCCGCTTGCAGTTGCGACGCCGGGTCGGCGGCAAGCATCAGCGGGCCCGTCATGGTTCCGCCGGACTTCGGGACGGCCGTGGCAACCTGCGCGTCGGTGTATTGCTTTGTCGCGGCCTGCAGGGCACTCGTGGGGTCGCCAGCAAGCGTCAGCGCCCCAGACAGCGTTCCCCCCGTCTTTGGGACGGCCGTGGCAACCTGCGCGTCGGTGTATTGCTTGGTCGTGGCCTGCAGGGCACTCGTGGGGTCGCCGGCAAGCGTCAGCGCCCCGGCCAGCGTTCCCCCCGTCGTCGGGACCAGCGTTGCGACCTGATTGTCCACGTAGTTCTTCGTGGCGGCTTGCAGCGGCGCCGCGGGGTCGGAGGCCAGGGTCAGGGCGCCCGCCATGGTGCCGCCGCTGCTGCTGAGCGTGGACGCCGCATAGTCGGCGAGCCTGACCGCGCCAGATGCGCCGGTCGGTGTAACCAGCGTTTGCGAGGCGTCCACATTGGCAACCCCAGGCAAGCCGCTCATGAACTGGCCATACGTCACGGCGGTGTTCGTGCCGGACTGGCCGAGCGGCACGCTGTCTCCGGACGCTGGCACGGTTCCGGCCGGAAGCTGCGACACGGTGTAGGGAGCGGCCTGCGCCGACAGTGTCCCGTTGGCAAGCACAAGGTTGGCGCCAACGGCGAGCGTTTCCGGCGCGCCGGTGCCAGCGCTGCAGCGGCCCATCAGCGTGCCGGCGGCGATGGCGAGCTCCGGTTGCACGCCGGCCAGAACTTGCGCGCGCGTGATCTTTCGGGCGGTGCCTGCCTGGCTCACCATAAGCTCGTCGTTGTCCGAGGCTGCGGTGGCGGGCGCGAGCTGATCGATCGTCGGCATGCCTGACGGAACTCCAAACAGGAAGCCCCGCGCAGCGGTCGCTGGCGGGTCCGGTGATGCCTGGGCAGAATTTTGGTGCAGGGCGGCGAGGGATGCCGCCCACTGCTCAGGAGGCGGCGAGAACGGGGTTTCCGTTCTGATCGGTCAGCACGGCGCCGGTGTTGGTCAGAATAGCCGTCGCCGGCGCAATCGGGATCGACAGCTCCAATACTGGGAGCAGAATGCTGCGCTGTATGCTGCGGCCGTTCACCGTGGTGATCAGAATCGTTACGGTATAAACCGTGCCGGCCTGTCCGCCCGCAAGCCAAAGCACGACCACTGCCCCATCGGCAGTGACCTGGTTTACAACCAGATCGCCGGGGTTGCCTGGCGCTGTCGTTACGTCGAGCGTTGCGATCGAGTCGCCTTTGTTGCCGACCAGCGCTGGCGTAATATCGAACTGGTAGTCAAGAATATCCTGAGGATCCTTGGTCGGCCAGTTCAATGGCGGAGGCGCGGCTGCCGTAGATCCGCGCGGTACCGGAATGAACGCATCCAGGACGACCGTACGAGCGGTGCTCGGCTTCCAGACATGGGATGCTGGCGTCGGCATAAGCAAGGTCCCCGGAACGGTTGACGGGTCGTTTGATATCATCTCACTGCGCCGATGCGGCCTGACCGGACGAGGCCAGTGCTTGTAGCTCCGTGCTCAATGCGGCCATGCGCGCCTGTAAATCGGCGAGGCTCGGAATGGCAGCTTCCGGTGCGGAAGTTTGCGGACGGCTGAATGTCGTGCCGGCCAAGGTCCAACCTTCCGCAATGCCGGCGACGGCGGTCACGTCCAGCCAGGTCAGCTCGGGATGGAACATTTCGGCAATATCACCGGCTGTGGTCAGCAATTCCGCCACCACACCGTCCTCGATCCGCGCATACGTTTTCATCGCTACCATCTCACCACCACATAACCTGCGGCTCCCGGCGCCCCGTTGTATGGCGTTGCGCCGTTCGCTCCCGTTCCGGCACCCGCCGCGCCACCCCCGGGGAACAAGCCGGCGACGCCTGTGGTGCCGCTGTTCTGCATTCCCCCCATCGGCGCCGCTCCGCCCATGCCGCCCTGGTTCAACAACGCCCCCTGGCCGGCCGAGCCGCTGATGCTGACGTCGCCGCCGACGCCGTAGCCGCCAGGCTTGGCGCCGAACAGCGGATAGGCGGCTGTCGCGAGATAGTTCAAGCTGCCACCTGTCGCGCTGACGAATGCCCCGAAGCTCGACGTGCCGCCGGCGGTCGCCGCCGTGCCCGAGGTCGTTCCTGCAACGCCACCCGAGCCCACCGTTACGGGAACAACCTGGCCTGGCGACAGGCCGGTTATTCGGCCGCGCGCATAGCCGCCACCGGAGCCGCCGCCGCTTGGGTAGGTTGATGTAGAGGCGTAGCTGCCAGCACCGCCGCCCCAAAGCTCGACTTCAACCTGGGTGACACCTTGCGGCACGGTGAACGCACCGGATGCCAGGAAAGTCTGCACGCCACTGCCGAAGCCCGGGCGCAAGGCGGGGAGCTTCCAGGCGAGCAGGGGCGCCTGCGGATGCAGCACGATGTTGGCGGCGGTGATTGTGGTCTGAGCGTATCCGACCGTGACAACGTACAGCCCGGCCCAGCCGCTGTCCACGGGCGGAGTCGTCTGCGACCCGGTGGTTGCGGGTGCCCCCGGTTTCAACTGCAACTGAACGCGTTGGGACCTCAGTGTGTTCTGGGCAGCGCCCGAGTTGGCCGGGCCGCTATATGGCAACGCCGGGTTGGCTGCATTGTAGTATGGCAGAACGACCGGATTGGTATCGGACTCCAGCAGCGCGGCCTCAACCAGATAGTTGATCGATTGGCCGGACGTGGTGGGCGGGCTCAGCGTAAACGGGGTGGGCGCGAGATTGACGCCCATCTTGACCAATGGGCTGGCATTGTCAGCGGCCAGCGAGCCGAAAGGCAGCGGATCGAGGACCGAGAATTGCGCGATGCTGCCAGGCCCGATGTTGATCGTCATCGAGGCGGGTGCGGTGGGACTGCAGGCAAGCCCGTCGGCGACAGTGCCTGTGCCGAGTGTTGCCTGTGCCAGATAGCCCAGCGCGACCATCGCGTTCCGGTTGGTCGTCAGCAGGTCGGTGTCGAGCGGAATGCTTCCGGGATAGACCAAATTCCTGTCCATTGCGTCCTCTTTGCGCTGCAGCGGGCGCGCTCAATTGGTGATGCGTAGCCAGCCGGTCGTGGCGATGGGAAGCACGCTGGCGGCTGCCGCGTTGATGTCCACGTCGGTCACCTGGCCTTGCAGCATCGCCAGATTGCCGTATTCAACAGCGCCTTTGTTGTATCCGCCGCAGCCACTGCCCCAGCCGGCGACGAAGGCGATGCCGGAGCCGGCCGGCCGATAGGCCGTCACGAAGAACTGGAACGGGAGATTAAGACTGCCCCAGCCGCCCGCCGCGCCATAAGCCAACCCGGACCAGCCGCCGCCAGCCGCCCCGTACGCTCCGGTGTCGGTCGCGCGGGAAGGCTCGAACACGATGGGGGACCGGCCGGTGAGGTCCTTCAGCACGCCTATGACGGCGGCCCGGGTCCCGCGTTCGCGGAGCAGTTCCGCCATAATGCGCCGCCGAAACGGATCATCCGCCTGACCTGCCCGGCGGACGAGTCGCCGGCCAAAATAGTCGCGGGCGATGACGTCAAGCCAGACGTCGGTGGCGGTGGCGATGCGGGTTTGCGCAGTTACATACTGCAGCGTCTGATAGACCCACGCCCATGCGCAGCCAAGACCGGCGAGCACGCAATCGAGGAGAGGGGTTTCATCGGCAAACCATCCGCCGGGCAGCACGACCTTGAGCCGCGCTACGATGTCGCTCTGGTCACCCGTCATGTCAGGCTACCGCAATCGTTCCGGCCTTGAGCACTCCCGAGGCCGGGGGCACGAGGTCCGCGGTGCAGCCATTGATTTGCATCTGGCTGACGTTTGTGACTGTCGGCGACGTGGCGTAGGCGATCTGAGCGATCCGGGTGAGCGCGAGGGGCGCGCCGATCGGCAGGGCATCGACATAGCGGGAGATCGCGTTCGCAACCGCCGCCGTAACGGCGGGTGAAGCACCGGAAGATCGTCCCAGCGTCACGCTCACGTTTGCCTGCAAGACGCTGGGAGGCTGAACGGTAAAGATCGACCCCACCGGGCGCACAGCTTCGACGGCGGTGCTGATGGTGCTGAGCAACGATGCCGGCGGCGATCCGGAGCCGTCGTCAACAGTGACGACGAAGCTCCCCATCTGCGGAATTCCGGCGGGGTTTAGATTCTCCGCGATCGCGTAGGCCAGGCCTTGCTGAACGCTCACGACCGCGTAGCCGACGGCGTCAGGTGTGGCCCGTGAGCGGCTGGCGATGAAGTTGCGGAACCGCGACCGAAGGGCATCGTCTGTCTCCGCGTCGAGCCCATTCTGCAGCGGAGCGGGGTTCGTCACGGTGTCGATGCCAGGCAGCGCCGAGGCAAGCATTGTAATCGCTCCGGCCTGAACATTGCCGACGGTACCGGCAATCTGAGCGGCAATCGGAACGTTCAGCGTGGCAACGCCAGTGGCCAGGGCGTAGCCGTTCTGTGACGGGGACCACGCTGGATTGGTTGGGTCGATGGTAACCGCGAACGTTTGTGACCCGTCTGCCGTGCGCACCAGGGAGGCCGCGGGAATCAGCGCCTGGCCCGTAGCCGTGTAGCGCGAGAAGGCCGCGATACCCGTCGCCGCACAGGCCGGCAGTCGCTGCAGCGAGAAGTCGGCCATCCAACTGTCCAGATCCGGACCGCTGCTGGTTGCGGCCCGCGTCATCTGCAGAACCTGCAGGATCAGCCACTGCATCCAAAGCGCGACTGACGCGTTCGCTTCGAGGATTGCGCGCAGCGCCGAGCCGACGGTGAGATCGACAAGCTGCGATGCCGCCGACTGCACCGCTGCAGCCATGTTCTGTACCAGTGTCGTGAAGGTCTGAAGCGAAAGCTGCATGATTCACCCGCCGATCGAAAAGGAAAGAAGCTGGGTCTCGCCAGTGGGCGCGTCGACGTAGCGGATGTGGACGTAAATTGTCCCGGCAGCGGCGTTCGGCGGACCCTGCACGTCGATGACGGGCTCCGGCGTGCGTGCCACCGCCGACTCCTTGAAGATCTGGCTGCGAATGACGGCCCGGATCTGCGACGCATTGGCGGGCTGGCCGACGAAGCGGCCCAAACCGGCGCCGTAATCAAGTTGCCAGATATAGTCGCCAGGGTTGGTCAGCAGCCGCCGCAGGACGCGCTGCTGGGCGAGCGTGGCGCCCGAGGCGAGGGCGAGATCGCCGGTCGGTCCGGCCAGCAGGTCGGAGCCCCATTGCTGCGACAGATCGCTCATCGCGGCCTAGTCCTGCTGATTGGGCGTGGTGGTCGTTCCGCCGCGAGAATCAATGTGCGTGTGCGAGTCATAATGACTGCGCATGCGCGACAAGGAGCCCTTCGAGTCGTAGATGTCTCCGCTGACGTGCAGGTCACCCTGGACCTGCACCGTGCCGTCGTTGCAAAGTTTCAGGAAAGTCCCGGTCTGGTGCACCAGCCAAATTTCGCCGGCCGGCGTCGCTGGCGGCGGCTGGCTGTTTGAATAAGTCCCGCCGATGATGACGCCGTGCTGGGCGTCGCCTTCCTGGGACAGCACCACGACCTGGTTTCCCGGTGAAGGAGGACAGATCAACCCCCAGCCGGCGCCTGTCCAGGCCGATAGCACCGGCAGCCAGCCGCTCAGAACGCCTTCCGGCTGCAACGTGACGCGAGCCGCGGCGGTGGCCGGATCGTACGACGTGACCAGACCGAACCGGGGCTGCGCATGTCCCTGGTCCAGGATGCCCGCATGGCGTTTGAGGGCGTTGACAACGCGGTCCATCGGTTCAGGCTCCGCTTCCGTTGCTGAGGTTTGACAAGCCGGCAGCGCCGCCGGAAGACATGTTCTTTGCGCGGACGCGCTGGACAAATCCGCATCCGACGCCGATCCGGCGCTCGATGGTGTCGACGAAATAGCTTTGATCGAATGCCGTCCCGGTTGCGGTCAGCGTGATCAGGCTACGCGGCGTCAGCGTGAGTTCGCCGGGCATCGTCAGTTCGATGACCCGCTCGTGCTGTGCCAGCTCCGCGAGCTTGCGCTGGGCGAGATTGAGCGCCTGGTCCGGCGTAAGATTAGGCTGGACGAACACGTAGGTCTGGGGCGGGCCGCCACAGTCGGACGTGCCAGCCAAAGTTGCCGTTTCGGCGAACATCGTCTGCTGCCGCGCATTCCAGCTTTTCACCGTCACCTGAATACCCCGCGCCAGCGTCAGGCAGCGTTCCATGCGCAGATCCACCAGGTCGGTCGGCGCCACGGACAGGACGACATCGGGCGTCACGAAGGCGGGTTGGAAGTTCAACGTGCTGCCGCTGACAAAGACATCGAACCCCTCCAGTCTCGCGAGATTGCAGAGCAGGTCCCATTCGGTCGTCATGAAGCTGAACTGGTCCAGCGTGATCTGATCGTGCTCGTTCTGGTAGTAGCGGCCAACCGGTGTTGTGGTGGCGCGGACGTTCGGAGTCAGCCCATGGCGTTGGGCAAGGATTGTGGCGATCTCGCTTGCCGTGCGATTGGCAAATGCCTCCTGCGTCCGGGCCTCGATCATCGCCGCGCCGAGATCGCGGCCCTCCAGGTGCACCAGCCCCGTGGCGGGGTCGAGCGAAACCTTGTCCACATTCCCTCGAATGAGACTCGTGAAACTGGCACCGCCATCCAGGCTGAACCGGATATCGACCGCGATCGTGTCCGTTGACGACCAGAAGGCGCTGCCGAACGCCGGATCGCCGGCCAGCGCCGCGGTCGCCCTGAAGCGGTCCGCCGCGTAGTGGTTGTTGGCGATCACTTCGGCGTCCGTAACGGAACTCAGCACGGCGCCGTTCACCAAAGCCAGAAGCCGTGGCGCGCGGGACTCACTGAGCAGCAATTCCGCCGCCTGCGTTCGTGTTGACGTCCGGGATGCGGAGGGTCATGACGCCGGACAGCATGGGGTCTGCCAGGCCGTTCAACTGCGCGATCCGTAACCACTGCGTCGCATCGCCAAGCTCCCTCGCGGCAATCTTGAACAGGTTTCCACC